AATTCACAGTTTCATCAGCACTCAAACTGTCAGCATTGGCGGGCTCACCATTTTGAGTAGGCAAAATATAAAACTTGTCAACTTCATAACCACTGAGTGGTACTTCGGCGTCTGCTTGTGTCAAGATAGCGTCATTGATGTCGTAATCTTTTTGCCGTGTGCCTTGCACATCACTGATGGTGCTGGGTGTGTACTCTTGCCAGAACGTGGCATTGGTAATATCAGTGTCAGCGGGCACATTGCTTTGTGCTTGATAATAGGTATCACCGTAGTTTACAATGCTACCTGTGGGATAGAAGTTGCCCGGATCCCAAATGTTTTCTGCCACAAACGGTTTGTTGGTAATAGTATTAAACTCCTGCTGATCCTTCATTGGTGTGCATTTTACACGCCACAAGTGAGGTAACCAAGTTTGAGAAAAGCCCTCTGACGCAAAGTCAGCATCCTGAATCACATAATATCTAGGCAGTGCTCGCGAAATTTCTTTGTTGAGAGGATGGTAATCTGTTAGGTTGGGAATCTCTATCACATCACCGTTCATGAGCTTGCGACCAAATGTGTCAATCATGGTGTTGTAGTGAAAGGTCATGAATATGGTGTCGTTGTTCAGGAACAGGCCAAATTGTGTTAGGTCAAAGTCCACATCTTGAGTGTTGTACACACCGCGCATGACATACACATCAGGATCATACACTCTGTCGCGGTTTTCCAGCAACAACAAGTCTTGGATGTTCAACACATCTACATCTGCGTAGGTGGGCTGTGTGGCATCAAAGTTGCCGGAGAATGTGGAATCTTCGCCGCCGGCTTGCGGCCCCATGTAGCGATGGATATAGATGTCAAGCCCACCAACAGTGTATTGTTCACGAATTGTGCGATCTAAAAATTGATAATCTCGGGTCCGGTTAGGCCGGTACATGCTCAGGCGTGGAATTTTGATTCTCCTAGATAGTAATGTATTTATAGCAAAATTGCCCGGTAGCATCCGGTTGACCAATAATTCCCAAACTGCTATAATATGGACTTAACAACAAAGGAGCCAGCAATGAGTGATTTAGTTACCGATTTGCACAGTGAGATGATCAACAGTGTAGCACCAAACTACAGTATCGACTATGAAGCAGAGGCGCTTGCCAGTTTTGATGCTGACGGTGATGACTTGATGGAAGCACTTGAGACCCGTGCTACGGACTTCATTGCAGAGACAACTGGGGCAGATGTGCGCGAGGACTTGGGCGGACTCACAGTGTTTTTCCGTGGTAGTACTTTGGTTGCATTTTATGATTACGAGCAGTTTAAAGGACATGTGTTTTGACCCTGAGCCCGAAAGGGCTTTTGGGGTTGACCAAAAATCCCATCTGTGTTATAATTACATATAATTTAAGGAGCCCGCATGAACGCAACACGAATCGCTGTCAAGCCATTGAATCCCCGTAGTCCTGATACCAAATACACAGGGCTGGAACCCGCATGGCGGGTGCAACCCACAGACGATCGCACCAGTCAACTCAGTGCTGCCTTTTCCTGGTACAATTACTTTTATGGCAAAAAAGATGCACGTGAAATGCTGGTGGCATACTTGGAAAGCCATGGACGTAAAACAGATGTTCGTGCTCTCAAAGGAGTGCCAGACTCAGCAATTCGACTGACCACTGCATGGTTGTGCCGCATGAGCATGGTGGGACTAGAACTCACTGACACAGAACAAGTGCGCCTGGAAGGCTATATCCAAGAAATATTAACTGCACGTGAACCCGAAGTGGTGGTGGCAGAAGCCGCACCTGTGGTAGTCAAGCCCAACATTCAGGATCGGTTGCGTGAAAAGGTATCAGAGTGCGCCGGTGAACTGGATGGCATGTTTGATGAGTTTGTGACAGCTGGTGCCAAAATGTCAGCAGACTACAAGCCTATCATGGTGATCCGTGGATTAAATGTAGCACCGCAAATGATTTCAGACATTGCCAACTTGTGGAAACACAAACTTGCAGAGTTTGAAACAGTGATCGAGGGCAAGGATGCACAGTTGGTTGAAGGCTACAGCAACTTCAGCAAAATTCAAATGCGTAATCTTGTGAAGTTCTGCGAAGCAGTGATCAATGACTGCGGTGCGTATGTGCAGATCAAGAAAGTGGAACGCAAACCACGCAAGGTCAAGTCAGTGCCACCTGAGAAACGTGCCGCAAAATTCAAAGTGCTCATGGATTTTGTGGAACTCAAGCTCAAAGGTTTGCCAGCCGCAAGCCTAGTGGACAAAGCCGAAGCCTGGTTGTATGACACCAAAAAACGCAAGTTGATCCACCTTGTGGCTGACAGTCATACACAAGCATTCACTGTGAAAAGCAACAGCATAATTGGTTTCAGCACCATTGAGACCATGCAGAAAACTGTGCGCAAGCCAGCAGATGTTGTTCGAGCAGTGCAAGCCGCAGGCAAGCCGGCAGCACGTAAGATCTACAAGGATCTCACCACAACAGAAACCCCGTTCAACGGACGTGGAACTGAGAACTTGGTCATACTCAAGGCCTGGTAAGTAACTGTCTACATGACAAAACCTGTTTTTAAAAAAATTGAATTCTACATCACCAACGTTTGTAATCTAACTTGTGATCACTGCAATCGTTTCAACAACTTCAACTTCAAAGGTTGGCAAAATTGGAAAGATTACGAAGCAGATTACCAACGTTGGGGTGAGCTGATTGATCTTCAAGCCTGTACCATCATGGGTGGAGAGCCTTTGTTGAATCCCACGATTGTGGATTGGGTCAAAGGAATTAATCAAGCATTTGGCATAGGTGTACAAATACTCACAAACGGCACTCGTTTTAACCAAACGCCCGGCTTGTATGATGCCATTGCTGGATTCAGACGCACAGATGAAAATGGCAAAGAACACCTCAACAGCATTGCTGTGAGTTTGCACAACTTAGATGAACTAGAAGAATTAAAATTGTCTATACGTAAATTTTTGCCTGGCAGAATTTATCAAGATCGTTGGCGGCCTGACCTGTGGGGTACCAATTATCAATACGGCAATGATGATGTGTTCATCAACATATATTTTCAAGATGAATTTATTAACAGTTCAATTTGGACTGATGAACAAGGGCGACAGCAGTTGCACAACAACAATCCAATGCAAGCGCACGATGAGTGTATTTTTGTACTTTACAAGTCCTATCATTTCATTCGTGGAAAATTATACAAGTGTGGACCGTTGGCCTTGATGCCTGAGTTTGATCAACAATATCCATTTGATCTCAGCCCAAAAGATCGTGAAATACTGCACAGTTATCAACCACTCACAGTGGACAATTTTGCCGAATATGGCGAAGAATTTTTAGCAAATCTAGACAACCCCTTAGCACAGTGTAAATTTTGCCCTGTATCAAAAACTCGACATAAAATATTTCCTGTACGCAAAGGCTCTGTCAAGCTATAAATAAAGAACCTGGAGTTCCAAATGGCTGAACAGCAACAACAATCACTGCCCACACTGAAGCAAAACTTAATTGAATATGTCAAGCTTCAACTGGGCGGTGATATCATTGATCTAGAACTAGACCCTGCACACTACGAAGCGGCGTATCAAAAGACCATTGGCACTTACCGCCAACGAGCCAACAACGCTTACGAGGAAAGTTACAGCTTCATGCAGTTGGTAGCAGATGTCAACATCTACGAACTGCCTCAAGAAGTTGTCTCAGTGCGTCAAATCTTCCGCAGAACATTTGGTGACAGCTCAGGCCCGTTTGCGTCAAACTTTGATCCGTTTGCACAGGCCTCGCTCAACGTGTACCTAATGAACTTCAACGTAGCAGGCGGCCTGGCCACATACGACTTCTACAGCCAGTACATTGAACTGGCTGGACGCATGTTTGGTGCTTACATGAACTACACATACAATCCTGTGACAAGGAAACTGCAACTGATCCGCGATCCCAAAGGCTCGGGCGAAACTGTGTTACTGTGGAGTTACAATTTAAAACCTGAATTCAACCTGCTGAGTGATTACCAAATTTCACAATGGCTTCGTGACTACATGGTGGCCAACTGCAAAATGATCATTGGTGAAGCACGTGAGAAATTTGGCACTATAGCTGGACCACAAGGTGGCGGCAGCCTGAACGGTGCCGCAATGAAATCAGAAGCCAAAGTAGAAATGGATCTATTGATCAATCAATTGGTAATGTATGTGGATGGTTCACAGCCACTTACGTTTGTTATTGGTTAAACTCCTCACACTTTTTTCTAAAATCCTGCTATAATACAGCATGGACTTAATGATCGACATTGAAGGTTTGGCCACAGGCCCTGAAGCAACAATTTTAACCATTGCAGCTCAGGCATTTGATCCCGTTGGCTCTGGCTACTACGAACACAAGTACTATGCTAGAGTTGATCTTGAAAGTCAAGAAACACGTAGCATTGAACAAGGTACCATCAACTGGTGGGCCACCCAAGGCGCAGCACAGGATGAAGCCTTTGCAGAACATGGACGCATACCACTAGATCAGGCGCTTGACGATTTGCACCGACTGTGCTGGAT